AATGGCAATTACAACATACGCAGAGCTGCAATCCAGCATCGCGGACTTTCTCAACCGTGATGATCTTGCGTCGGTCACGACATCCTTCATCTCGCTTGCCGAGGCTGACATGCAGCGCCGTGTACGCCACTGGCGTATGGAAAAGCGCAGCACAGCCGAGTTGGACACGCAGTACAGCGCCATTCCTGCTGACTTCGTTGAGGTCGTCCGCATGTACGTCACCAGCGGCGACACAAAGCCTCTGGAGCTGATCAGCCAGGCCGAGCTGCTGGATCGCAAGGCCAAGAGCCTTAACACGAGCGGCGCGCCTGCGTACTACGCCATCACGGCTGGCGAGATTGAGGTCTACCCAGCGCCAGACGGCACATATGACGTTGAGCTTTACTATATTGCCAGCATCCCCGCCCTGAGCGATAGCAACACATCCAACTGGCTCTTGGAGCGCTATCCAGACGCCTACCTCTACGGCGCGCTGGTTCACGCCGCCCCATACCTCAAAGACGATGCCCGCATCCAAGTTTTCGCTGCATTGTTCCAGAGCGCCATTGATGCTATAAATGCTGAAAGTGAGCGCAGCAAATATGGCGGCTCTGGATTGAAAATGAAAATCAGGAGCTACTAGATGAGCTTTTCAAACTCCGCAGAAACGCTGGTTCTCAACTGGATACTTGATCCGCTGAGCAGCCCCACACGGCCCAGCGCAACATATCTCGCGCTCTTCACGAGCAACCCTGACGAAGACGGCAGCGGCACTGAAGTGACCACAGTCGGCACGGCATACGCCCGTCAGACAGCGGCGTTCACCGTGTCAGGCAACACAGCCTCAAACAACGCAGCCATTGAGTTTCCGACGGCTACGGCGACATACGGCACTGTCAGCCACGTCGGCGTGTACGACGCATCCACTGGCGGCAACCTGATCGCCTACGCCGCTCTCTCAACAGCCAAGGTTATCGACACGGGCGACGTGCTTCGCGTCCCTGCGGGTGATCTCGACATCACACTGGATTAAGCATGGCCGATACGGTCTACAGAACGGGCTTTGGGACTGGATCATACGGTTCCAGAGCCTTTGGCGTTGACGGGGCCGTAAAGGTCGCTGCCAGCACTGTCGTGACGGCCAGCGCCACTGTAGCCGCCTCAACCCGTGTTCGCCTGTCGGCCTCTATCGTTGTCACTGCCTCAAGCAACACCTCAGACGCCCAGCGCGTGCGTGAGAGTGCCGCGACCGTTACAACATCCGTTACAACATCCGCGTCTGCCGAGAAGATTAACCTTGCGGCGGCTACCAGCAGCCCAGCCGCATCTGCATCGGCCACTGTAGAGCGTGTGAGGCTCTCTGCGGCCTCCTCAGCGCCCTCGGCCAGTGTGACTTCCGCAGCGACTAAGGTGCGCCTCTGTGACGGCTCTGCGGCGGCCTCAGCGTCTACATCGGTGAGTACGGTCTTCCTCTATGTGTTTGACGCCGCCACGGCGTGTAGCTCAACGGTTGACGCTAATATCCTGCGCGTTCGGTTGGGGGCGGGTAGCGTTGCAGCCTCTTCGGCGTTTGCTGCCAATGCGATTGAGAAGTGGGAGCCCGAGGCTGGCACGCCAGAGACGTGGGCCGCAGTTGATCCCGCGACTGAAATATGGCAGGATGTAGCCAACGCGACCGAGGACTGGATTGCGTCTTCCCCCACATCGACGGATTGGAACGCAGCCTCGGCAGCAAGTGAAACTTGGGCCGACGCCGCATAGGAGAATATCATGGCAGACACGACCACAACGACTTACGGGCTTGTTAAGCCAGAAGTAGGCGCATCCGAGGACACTTGGGGCGGCAAGATCAACGACAACCTTGATGACATTGATAACCTGCTTGACGGCACAACGCCTGTCACTGGTATTGATATTAACTCAGGCACAATCGACGGGACTGTGATCGGTGGGACAACTCCTGCTGCTGGTACGTTTACTGCACTCACCAGCACAGGCATCGACGACAACGCTACAAGCACTGCTATGACGCTGGATGGCAGCGGTAATTTGCTGGTGGGAAAAAGTTCAGTCAACTTCGCCACCGCAGGTGTTCAGCTTCAACCTGCAACAGCTTCCTCTTTCACGCAAGATGGTGTGCAGCCGCTGGTTCTTAACCGACTGACCTCGGATGGTGACATTCTCAAGCTGTTCAAAGACGGCACCACTGTGGGTAGTATTGGGGTTGAAGGAGACAATCTAAACATAGATGGCGGTGTGAACAAAGTTGGATTGCAGTTTAGGGGTGCTGAAATACGCCCTAGAGACGATGGCGCCGCTGTTGACGGTACTGTAGATTTAGGGTCGTCCACAAACCGCTTCAAAGACCTCTACCTCTCTGGCGGTGTTTACCTTGGCGGCACTGGTGCGGCGAACAAGCTGGATGACTATGAGCAGGGGACTTTCACAATTACAGCCCAGCCTTCTACAAGCGGTACTATCACAATAACAGGAACCCAAAATATAGGTTCGTATACAAAGATAGGCAGACAGGTCACACTTACATTCAAGACGGAAGTTTCGTCTACGAGTAGTCCCGCAGGTCAATTCCAAATAAACCTGCCATTTACCTCTGCATCGCTATCTGAGCAGGCCGACAACTATCATGGTACAGCCGCCCTCCAGAACGTACCATACACAGGAGATTATGTCGTCGCTTTCATCGGTGGCGGCGGTTCTAGTGTTATGACTTTTCTGAACCCTAGGTCTGGCGGGGAATGGGATGCTATTGGTTCGTCTATAATAGGTTCAGGCGACGATATTCGTGTAACAATTACTTATTTCACCGATTAACCACCCCTGTTGGATTGCAGGGTAGTCAGTCCATTTCGCCATAAAGGAGATAAACGATGGCACTAACAGAACGCACAATTGAAGACAAAATAGAGATTGTTGGTCCGTACAAGCACATCCAAGTACGCACAGCCACAGTCATTGAACGTGACGGTGTAGAGATCAGCCGCAGCTTCTCACGCCATGTCGTTGCACCTGATGCAGACATCACAGGCGAGAGTGCAGAAGTCCAAGCTATCTGTGCCGCAGTTCACACAGACGAGGTTAAGGCTGCTTACGCTGCACATGTAGCTGCACAATCAGAAGGAATGGCCAATGAGTAGCCACTCCTAAAGAACACGCAAAAGCCCTGCCACAGTGCGGGGCTTTTGCATATCTATTGCAATGTGCTATATTGGCCGCAGCGCAGCACCCAAGGGACCAAAATGGCTTTAATTGATCTGAAAATTCCTGCGGGTGTCTATCGCAACGGCACGGACTTGCAGAGCATGGGCCGCTGGCGTGACGCAAACCTTGTTCGCTGGCTTGATGGCACTATGCGGCCTGTCGGCGGGTGGCGCACCCGCTCAGACGATGCGGGCGCAAACAAGCTCCGTGGTATGCTTACATGGTCGGACAACAGCGACGACCGCTGGATCGCCTCTGGGTCATACAATAAGCTCTACATATGGAATGCGTCTGGCACTCAATCAGACATCACCCCTGTCGGCCTTACGGCTGGCCGCGAAGACGCCTTTGCCTTCACGGGTTACGGCGGCAACGTCTACGGTTCGTTTGGTTATGGCGTGGCTCGTCCAGACATATCACGCATCCAGCCTGCGACAAGCTGGGACTTGCAGCCGTGGGGTGAATACCTGCTGGCCTGCAACGAGGATGACGGCAAGATTTATGAGTGGCAGCTCGACACTGGGACTGCCGCAGCGGTATTGAGCAACGCTCCGACAGGCAATCGCGGCATCGTCGTGACGGAAGAGCGTTTCCTGTTCGCTCTCGGCGCGGGCGGTAACCCCCGTCTCGTGCAGTGGTCTGATCGTGAGGACAACAACACATGGACACCTGCCGCCACAAACGAGGCGGGCGACCTTGAGTTGAGCACGTCTGGCACGCTAATGACTGGCATGTCAGTGCGGGGCCAGACGCTCCTCCTCACCACACGAGACGCCCACGTCGCCAACTACGTCGGCCCTCCATACGTCTACGGCATTGAGCGTGTTGGAACGTCTTGCGGCCTAGCTGCCAAGCAAGCGGCTATCGTCGTTGACGCTGGCGCTTTCTGGATGGGGTCAAAGTCGTTCTACACATACCAAGGTGGCGTAGTTCAAGAGCTCCAGTCGGACGTTTCGGACTATGTGTTCAACGACCTGAACAAAGCTCAAGTCAGCAAGGCGTTTGCCGTGTCAAACAGCATGTTTGGCGAAATCACGTGGTTCTACCCGTCGTCGTCCTCAACTGAGAACGACCGCTACGCGACGTATAATTACATTGAGAGCACATGGTACACTGGCGACCTTGGCCGCACGGCGGGCTTTGACCGCGGCGCATTTAGGCAACCCATGATGGTCTCCGCCACTAACAACAAGATTTACGAGCATGAGATCGGCTTTGACTACGGCGGCTTGACGCCATTCGCTGAGACTGGCCCATTCATGCTCGGCTCTGGGGATCAGGTCATTAGCGTCGTTGAGATGCTGCCTGACGAGAAGACGCAGGGCGATGTGGACGTGACATTCAAGACACGCTTTTACCCGAATGGCACTGAGCGCAGCTATGGGCCTTACAGCATGAGCAACCCAACCAGCCTGCGTTTCACGGGTCGGCAGGTGCGGATGCGCGTCGAGGGTCAGCGCCTCTCTGATTGGCGTGTCGGCGTGAACCGCATTGACGCTGTGGCAGGGGGCCGTAGATGACGCTTCAGCACAGAGCGCCAGAGCCT